AATCAGATTCTACATCTTTGAAAACATGGGCAACAGACAATGTTCCAGCAGAATCGTATGCGGCAGTTTATTACCCACATGGTCTTTCAACAGACTTATCAGGTAATGATGTTGTTATTCCATCATCAGCAATCGCATTGCGTACTATTGCATTCTCAGACCAAGTATCATTCCCATGGTTTGCTCCAGCGGGCTTGACACGTGGTGTTGTAACGAATGCAAGTAAAGTAGGTTATGTAAACGATGAAAACGAATTTGCACAAGTTCGTTTAAGCAATGGGCAACGTGACGTACTATACACTTCACGTGTTAATCCAATCGCAGACCTTCCAAACCAAGGTCTAGTAGTTTATGGGCAGAAAACAACACAGGCATTTGCATCAGCACTTGACCGTGTTAACGTTGCAAGACTTATTAACTACATGCGTTTTCAATTGGATCAACTTTCACGTGGTTTCTTATTCGAACAGAATGATAAAATCACACGTGATAACATGCGTGATGCAGTAGAACGTTTCTGTGGTGAATTAGTTACTAATAGAGGTTTATATGACTTCTTAGTAGTATGTGATGAATCAAACAATACACCGGCTCGTATCGATAAGAATGAGTTATGGGTAGATGTTGCAATTCAACCAGTGAAAGCTGTAGAATTCATCTATATCCCACTACGTATCAGAAATACAGGCGAATCTCTAGCATAAGCTGAGATAAACCAATAAAAATCATGAAAACCCGGCAGTTATGTCGGGTTTTTATTAACTACAACTTTAATTATATTCATATTAGATAAATACTCTTATATAAAGTAAAGTTTCGAAACTTTTTAGGAGACAAAAACATGGCAAGAACATTAAATACTTTCGGTGTACCTACAGACAGTGGCGATGGCGTAACTGGCTCAGGTATTCTACAGCCTAAATTAAACTATCGTTTCCGTGTTCAAGTAGCAGGCTTCGGTGGTGTAACTACGAATACAACCGAATTCACAAGACAGGTTATGAACGTAACTCGTCCAAAGATTACACACGAATCAATTCCTGTAGATTCATATAACTCTCGTATGTACATGATGGGTAAACACACATGGGAACCTATCACAATTACTCTACGTGATGATATTGCAAACAATTTAACTAAACTAGTAGGTAGACAAGTACAGTCACAGTTGAACCACAGAAATCAATCTGGTCCAGCGGCAGGTACTAACTACAAGTTTTCTACATTAATTGAAATACTTGACGGTAACTCAGGCAATCCAAACGAACAATGGCAACTAGAAGGTTGTTTTGTTCAGAATGCAGATTATTCTCAGTCAGATTACTCAGTTTCAGATCCAGTAACTATCGCACTTACATTACAGTACGATAATGCTGTGTTCACTGATACTGAAATTATGCCTGATACGACATTTACAAATAATTCAAGCATTCTTGGTTAATCTTGAGGTAGGCTATTATGGCTACAGATAGACAAGGCGGTAAAAATAAACCAGGCAATATTGTAGTCCAGGATAGCAGTAACGCCAGAAAAAGATTTGGGTTCGACGGTGTCGGACCCATTACATCCGCTCCAAAATTGGGAGACATGTGGTATGTTGAATTCCACCAAGTCAACCGAGGAGTAGGACAGACACTTCCAAACAACAAATTCGTAAAATCAGTAGGTGGGATTAACATTTCTACTTCTACTGTACCAATAGATAGGTACGGTAAAAGAGTACATATTCCCACACGTGTAGATTTTGGTGAAGTGGCAATTAGCATGTATGATACTATCAATGGTGATGGTTTTCATTTAATGAATAATATCTATAATAGATTTTTTAAGAATGGCGCTATACCAACTGATAGTGCAAATATAGAAAATAGTATTAAAGATATTAATCAAGGTAGAAAATTTCCAGATAGTGGAAAAGCATATCATCAGAACTTTGAAAAAGTTGTTATATTTCATTTTTTCGGAAACCTAGACAGAGAGACTGGCGGAACTGGTAAAATACAAAAGATTACGTTAGTCAATCCAATTGTAACATCTATTAATTTTTCAGCAAGTGACTATGCAGATAGTAACTTAAAAATGATTGATTTTAATTTGCAACCAGAAAATATCACATTCGAAACAGTTGCAGATGAGATAACATTCCCTACATGGATGACAGACGGTCAGCCATATATATTAGAGTCTTTATTTTCTCAATCAGGCACAAGTGATATTTTACAACATGACCAATGGAATGATAAACTTAATGATTTATTAACACAAATGAAAAAAGATCCAAGTGATGTAAATAGTGCAACAAACCCAGCACCTGATGACACACCTTGGAAGATTAATACAAATCAACTTGCTAATCAAACAGCAGAACAAGCCGCACTAATTAATAAACAAAAATTAGACGAATTAACAAGATTAAATAATGCAGTAGAGCAATCTAAGTCTGTTAACATGAATGAATTCAATGGTCAGGATATTGATCCAGTACAATTTTCAAATGTTCTACAAGCACAGAATGATATTGCACAAGCAAAATTCGAAGAAGCAAAATCAAGACACCAGTTTGTTGAAGCAGTTTCAACAGAAGCTAGATTTAGCGACCCATTTACTCCAGAAACAAAATATCCACAAGTAGCAGATTTTGCCAATATTGGCAATACATATGATGGTGGTACCGGATCATACGGCTCAAGCAATTTCGGTGGAGCAATAAAAAATGAATTAGTAAATGCGTTTTTTAACGGAAGAAGTATTAATTGGGGCAATATTAAAAACTCAGCGGCTCAAGGAATAATAGGAAACTCTGGTATAGGCTCTTTACAGAATCTAAGCAAAACTAGTCAGAGTAAATATGGGATATTGGGCGATTTAGTTAGAGACGGTATTAATAATTCAAGTAGGACCAGCGGCGGACAAGTCCAAACAACCACAGTTCCTTCTAATAATATTAATGCTACAACTACTGCTCTTAATAATTCACAATCTTCTATAAATGTATTGAAGAATTTAACGAGAGGTCAGTAAGATGGCATTTGACATAGATGTACTAAAAGCAAAATTCCGAAAGAAAGGCTTCACAGAAGCCAAGGCAGATTCGTTTGCTAGAGAAATAACTAACGTAGCTAGAAGTTATGGAGTTAGTCCTTATGCACTAGTTGATGAAATTGGCCCTAACTTTGACTTAAATGATTTAGGCGCATTCGTAATTAATAGTTCTTTGAGATTTGGGTACCAGACTGGTAAAATAAAACCATCTAAACCTAACACACTGGTTCAAAGAGCAATTATTAAATGAAGCAAAAGTATCATCAAGGAAAATATACAATAAGAAACCCACAGAAATATTCTGGTAAGGGAGAACCTACCTTTAGAAGCAGTTGGGAGCAAACTTTTATGAATTTCTGTGATGATAATCCAAGTGTTGTTGCGTGGGCAAGTGAACCTTGCAAAATAACCTATCAAAATCCAATGACTGGAAAAGTTACTGGGTATGTTCCTGACTTTATTATCGTATATATGGATAAAAAAGGAAATAAGAATGCAGAGTTAGTCGAAATTAAACCTGCAACACAATCTAACCCAGAATTAGCAAGAAGAAAAACAGATAAATCGGCAGTTGTAGTTAATTTTGCTAAATGGGATGCCGCAACTCAATGGGCAAAGAAACGAGGCATGCGTTTTCGTGTTTTGAATGAAGGTGATATATATCAAAATACTAAAAAACCAAAACCAGTAAAGGCTAAAGTTAAAAAACCTAAACCTATTAAAAGAAAAAAGTAATAGTTAAAATAGATTGATAAATACTATTAACTACTGATATAATAGGAGCAACAAATGACAAAGAAATTAGAAGAAACATTTAATATCTCTAGTAGTGATGAAATTGAAAAAATTATCGCAAATGAAGATGATATTGATGAAGGTGTGCCTACTATAGAAGAATCTACTGAAATATCCAAAATAATTAATACTGAAATGAAGAATGCAGAGAAAATTGATGCTTCTTTGCCTATGGTATCAGATTTAAATGAACACGATAGAGAAATGGATGATATTCATGGCAAGGCTATGCAGACATTTGAAGATTTATTGCAATTAGGCATGAATGTGGAAGTACACGCTGGTGCAAAGATATTAGAAACTGCAAATCAGCTATTAAAAACAGCAAAAGAGGCTAAAGATAGCAAAGTAGACAGAAAATTAAAAATGATTAATTTGCAATTACAAAAAGCAAAGCTAGACCATCAGAAAGATAGAGATTTACTTAAAGATGATGACGAAATTGAAGCTGAAGGCTCTTTAAATATGGATAGAAACGAATTATTAAAAAGAATTGCTTCTGCACAAGCAGTTGCCGATGAAGCAACCGGTAAAAAATCAGAAAAAAATAACAAAAATGATAAATAAGAGTAGTACGTTGGAGAGCAACATGAAAAAATTTAAAGAATTTTTAATAGAGTCAGAAAAAGAACATAAACACACATTGCGTTTTTGCTGTGAGTTAGATGCGAATGCAGAAGATAGAATTGAAAAGTTTCTAGGCAAATATGACCTTAGAAGCATATCAAAAACATCTACTACTCCAATCGCAAAGAACCCAATGTTTTTTAAAGAAGTAGAAAATTCAGAAGTATCTAAAATTGACATTGTTACTGGTTATCCGGTATCAGCCGACATCTTACGTCAGCAACTTTCAGATTTATTAGGTATGCATCTAACACATGTTGCAGTACATCCAGAAGGATGGGAACCAAAAGAGGAAGTAGAAGCAGAAGATAAAGAAGCATTACTTACTTCCGAAGAAGAATCAAAATCAGACAATGGTGAAAACTATGGTCGTACTTTTGTAGACGATTTTCTAAAGTCATTAACACCAAAAGAAAATGACACAGTAGAAAATGAATTAAGTCCGAAAGAAGTACGAGACCAAGCACCAGAACAAATGGATACAGAAGAAAAGTCTAGTCCATCTGTTATCTCAGGAGATAAAAAATGAGCAAACATTATAATTTAACTGTTACTGATGATAACGGAAAATCAGTTACTACATCAAACACAAGTACAGAACATTCAGAAGAAGTTTTACGTATGATGCAATTAGCAGGTATGCAAGATTCGTCATGTGGGTGCGATGAGTCAATCGAAGAAAACGAATATCAACCAACACCAGCTAACGATAAGTTAGATTTAGATGACTACTCAAAGAAATCTCCAGAAAGCATTTCAAAACAATCCAAAAAGTTACAACCTTCAAGAGGTGATAACCCATTAGAGTATTCACTAGACGAAAGTGAAATTTATGAATCACTAATGGCTGAAATAGAAAAAGTAGAAGAAAAGAAAGCAAAGCCTGACTTTGCTGATATCGATGGTGATGGTGACAAAAAAGAAACAATGAAAAAAGCGGCTAAAGATAAAAAAGAAAAAGCCGATGAATCAATCAATGAAGCAAAATGTGATTGTGATTGTGGAAAAGACCCATGTGAAGAATGTGGTAAGTCTCATCATAAAGTAAATGAATCAGAACTAGAAGGCGAGTTTAAATCACCAGAAGGTGGCCCACTATCATACAAGAGAGTAGGCGAATATACATATATTGTTAAAGACGAAAATGGCGAAGAACACAAAGCAGAAGTGGGTGCCATGGGTGATGAACAAGATAACTATTCAGGTGATGAAATAGAGCAAACTATGGACCAAGAAGGATTAGAGATGCTAGTTCGTCAAGCAAAAATGGGTGCTCCAACTAATGAATCAGAACCAATGGGTGAATCCACTGACAATGAATTTGCTTGTATTAATACTGATACAGGTGCTTTTGGATATTGTGGCAAAGACGAACTTCACAAGTTTACACACATGATGCCAGCAAGTGAATTTACATATTTTGAACCACAAGATAATAACTTCCAAGGCATGGATGATGAAATGGCTGACCAAGAAGGCTGGTCAAAAATTAAAAAAGAAGAAAGCCCAGAATTAGCAAGACTAAGAAAACTTGCAGGTACTGAGAAAGTTGACGAATTGGCACCATTAGCAGTGTTGGCACCAGTAGCGAAAGCAGTAGGTGGTGCATTGCTTAAGAAAGGCATCAAAGGCATGGCGGCACGTGCTGGAGCAAGTGCAGTGGCAAGCAAGGCACTTTCTAATAAAAATCCTCAATAATAAGTATTTGTAATACGCTTTATATAAGTGTATTACTTTTCCACCTTTATGATAAATATATACAATAAAGATTAACTGATATATTTTTTTAGGAGATGGTATAATGGCAAAATATCGTGGGGTTACTTGGCAAAACGCAGGTGCTGGCCCAAAAGTAATAGTTAGACGTTCTATTTGGTTAGCAGAACTAGAAGATTTCGGTTCAATTACAGATGATGCGGTTGATTTGCCAACATCGGGAGCGGTACACAGAGCATCATTTGGGGGATCTAAATCAGGTACAAGAGAATTCGTAGATTTATCTACAGTAAATGATTTGGTAGTAGTCGATACACAAGACCATGGACTAATAACAGATACAGCGGTTACGACTGCATGGCCAACTCAAACATCAACTGGAACGCCAACACAGGCACGTACTCATTATCTACGTGTTACAGGTGCTAGTTATAATACTAATATATCATCTTACATAAATGACCATGTTGATATGGATAGTGACCACCCTGATTGGACTTCAACTGGTATGACTACTGACGTTACACTTGTTAAAGTAGTACATGCTCCATCAAGTACAACACTGGAATTAGGCGATACAATACCGTCTAATACGTTTACCTTGTCGGGCAACAGTGCATATCATACTTGGGGATTGGATGATTCTGCATACTCAAGCATTCATGCACCAAATGGATATCATATATCAGGATTTACAAAAGATGCTCAGTCAAGTTATACAAGATGGAACATTGATTATGACGGTTCGCAATTCGGTGCAAGAGCAACAGTACTTGACCAATTGTTTGAAGGACAAGTAATTTCAAATTATGAAAATACTGCATGGCTTACTTTTTACGATGCTGATGGCTATAAATATGAGTTTTCTCATCATAGAAGAAGTACAAATGGTTACTCTGACCAGTTCGAATATAACGGCACAACACAAGTATATTAATAATTTTCAACTTATCTAAAATTAAAAGGGAGTTTAGGCTCCCTTTTTTTATGCATAAATAGTATTATATTAGAAGTTAATTAGGATAATACATGATATGGACAGAATGGGATAAACTAACAGAGATTATTGTTGGTTCCACTTATGATACAAAGTCTTTAGAACAATTCAATGATACACAATTTGTTGATAGTATGTCAAAGATACTAGAAGAAACAGAACAAGATTTTCAAAAATTATCAGATATATTTAAATCAGCAAGTGTTAAAGTTCATAGACCAAAGAATATACCTTTGCAGGCTGAAAGCACAAGACAATGGAAATCAGAGTTTCCATATCCTGCTATATGTCCTCGTGACCATCATATAGTTTATGGAGATACTATTATCAATACTATAGGTGGTGATTGTAATAGATATACTGAAAGTGATTACTTCTTAGATATAATGTTAGAAAAACATAAACAAGGAAGAAACTATGTTGCAATGCCTAGACCTTTATTGCAGTCTCAGTATCAGCATTATGAGACAATGGAACCTCAGATAATGTATCATGCCGCAAATATTATAAAATGCGGTGATACTTTAATTCATTCAAGACCGTATCATGATCCAGAAGGCAGAGATTTTGGGGCAAGAGGAACAAGAACAGGGTTAGATTGGGTAAAAAGAAATATAGGTTGTGAAACTAAATGGATAGAAATCCCTGAGTGCGGTCATGCTGATGGTATGTTAGCAATTATCAAACCAGGATTACTAATGACATGGAAAGAAGAATATATTCCCGAAGAATTAAAACATTGGGATAAGATTATTTTAACACCATGGGATTTACCTGAGTGGTTTCACGAAATGAGAATACAACACTTCTATAAAGACAAAGTAGAAAATTGGCTATCACATTGGATTGGGTATGTAGATGAAACAGTATTTGATTTGAATGTAGTAAGTATTGACGAAAATACATTGATTACAAATGGGCATGATACAAGAATTGAAAAAGAATTAAAGAAATACGGAGTTGAAATGATACCTTTTGATTTTAGACATAAATATTTCTGGGACAGTGGCTTACATTGTGTCACTTTAGATTTGAGTAGACAAGGAGAAAGACAAAGCTATGTATAATGTTGTTATGAGAACACCAGAGTGTTTGATTGTTGATGACTTCTTACCAGAAGAAGTACAAGATAAGATTTTAAATCAAGTTCAAGTCGATGAATGGGAACAGACGCAAGGTGATGATAAGTTTTGGCACTATACTGATGGTGCAAATTATAAAAATAAAAAACGTTGGCAAGGTGGATATCCTAGAGGCGATAACTCTGATTTGTGGTTTGAATATTTTAATAAATTTTTAAATGAATATGAACATATCGATGAGTATGTTACAGGAGGCAAATTTGAAGATTATGCAATGCGTTGTCATGCCTATCCTGCTAATTCTAAAAACCCTTGGCATTGTGATTTTGGCTTTACAACATACACTTATTATTTGCATAAGAAATGGCAAATAAACTGGGATTCTACATTGTGTATTTTGCCTTTAGGGTCTGCACAAGAATATTCGCAGTGGTTAGAATTAAAAGAAGGCACTGTGCATCATGATAGTTATAAAGAATTAAATAGTCCATTAGAAATGTTTGAACAACAAAGACAATTTAAACCTATTATGGATGTTGGCTTAGGTACATTTGTAAGTCCTAAACCAAATAGATTAATATTAATACAGAAAAATTCAATACATGGTATAACACGTGTTGACCCGGATGCAGGTGATAACATAAGAGTAACACTCACCGGAGCAATAGGTGAAGTGGGTTGGAGAGACAGAGTTAAGAGACTTGCTGATACAGAAATTAAAGCAGACGGTAAAGTAGGAAAAATAGAATAGCATATGGCAGATTTAACTAAAAAAGCATATCAAAAAACGAAGTTTAGTAATGCACAACTATTAGAATTTAGTAGATGTGCTAGTGATCCTTTTTACTTTTTGAATAATTATTTCAAAATACAACACCCAACTAAGGGTAGTATGATATATGATGCATATGGATACCAAAGGGGATTACTTCATTCTTATCATGATTATAGATTTTCTATTTCTATGTTAGGTAGACAGATGGGAAAATCTACTACTGCGGCAGGATATCTATTATGGTATGCTATGTTTATGCCAGACCAAACTATTCTAATTGCGGCACACAAATATTCAGGTGCCCAAGAAATTATGCATAGAATTAGACATGCCTATGAATTATGTCCCGACCATATTAGAGCAGGTGTTACGAGTTATAACAAAGGCAGTATGGAGTTTGATAATGGTTCACGTATCATAGCACAAGCAACTACAGAAAATACAGGTCGTGGTCTTTCAATCTCTTTACTATACTGTGATGAGTTTGCATTCGTTAGACCTAATATTGCAAAAGAGTTTTGGACTTCAATATCTCCTACTCTAGCAACAGGTGGTAAAGCTATTATTACCTCAACACCAAACTTAGACGATGACCAATTTGCATTGATATGGAGCGGCGCAAATAAAAATATCGATGACCATGGCAATGAAAAAGAAACAGGCATCAACGGATTTAAACCATTCAAGGCTGTCTGGTATGAGCATCCAGATAGAGATGAACAGTGGTCAAAAGAAGAAAGAACACGTGTAGGTGAAGAACGTTTTTTACGTGAACATGAATGCGAATTTATTGCATTTGATGAAACACTTGTAGATAGTATTAAGTTGTCACATTTAGAAGGCAAAGAGCCACTTATGAAAACTGGACAAATAAGATGGTATGAAAAAATTAACAAAAATTCTACTTACGTTATTGGTCTTGATCCTGCTATGGGTACTGGTGGGGATAATTCTGCTATTGAAGTATGGTCTTTGCCTGAACTAGTACAAGTAGCAGAATGGCAAAGCAATCGTACTGATATCAGAGGCCAAGTAAAAACTATGCACGATATTCTTACAATACTAAATGACGAAATGAAAGAAATGGGAAATCAACGACCGGAAATTTATTGGTCTGTTGAAAACAATTCACTGGGAGAAGCGGCTCTTATAGTTATAGAAGAAATGGATGAAGACAAATTCCCAGGAGAATTCTTACATGAGCCTAAGAAAAAAGGAATACAAAAAGCAATTAGAAAAGGTTTCACTACATCTTACAAAACTAAAATAACAGCATGTATGAAGCTGAAATCTTGGATTGAGAGCGATAAAATGGTACCGCTGAGTAGAAACTTAATTAGAGAATTTAAAACATTTATTGCAAAAGGTAAAAGTTACGAAGCAAAATCTGGTGAAACAGATGATTTAGTTTCAGCTACTTTACTTTGTATTAGGCAGATACAAGTAATATCAAGATTTGATGAAGAATTTATGGAAACGTTAGGAGAATCTTTAGAAGCCGGAGACGATTTTAACGACCCTCTTCCTGTACTATTTTGATAAATACATCTATAAGGAAAAAACAATATGGCTGTAAATATATCAACAATCGCAGAAAAAGTGATGAGAATTATTCAAGGAAATGGTATTTCTTTGAAGATGTTCAATGCTGAGAATGGAAAAAGTGTATCTAATCCAGAGGAAGCTAGATTTTTCTATATAGACGAACCAAATATGATGGTGTCTATTGATGAAAGTACTAATGAAGTCAAACTTCATTTTGGTGAAGGAGTTGATATAGATAAACCTCTAGCCAAAATATTAATGGATAGCTTGAGACAGTTATCACGTGAATACATGTTAGATTTTGATATGCGTTCATTTGGTAAACATATTGAACCTAAGAATTATACATATAAATTAGACAAAGACAAGGAGCAGACTATGAGTGACGTAATGAAAGAGGGCTTATCGCCTTTAGAAGGATCATCACGTACCAGTCGCCAAACACTAGAAAATGTAAGACTAATCGTCAAACACCGCAACGCAGTAAACGAAGAATCACGTGGTGCACGTTCTCGTAATATTTCAGCAATATTTGTTGAAAATGCTGAAGGTGAACGTTTCAAGTATCCATTCAAACACTTGAACGGCGCAAGAGCAATGGCGAGACACGTTTCACATGGTGGTGTACCTAGCGACATGGTGGGTGAGGCTATTGTAGAACTTTCATCAAACCTAGCAAAATTAAAAGAGTTTATGAATGTTGTTAATAAGCAATCACTAATCAATGAAAGCAATCGTTCAGTTGTACTTAATGTTAAGCGTAGAATGGAATCAATTAAAGAATCTATTAAGCGTGTACAAGGTGCAAAAGGATACGCAAGTTTTGTTGAAAAAATGGCAACAACAGAAGCAAAACAAAATGCTGAAATTACAGAAGATACCGTAAACAGCTATGTTTCTAAATTTACAAAATCAACATTTGAAGAATCTTTAAGGGATGTTTTGCCGTTAATTCATCGTGTAAATGAAGAAGAAATGGAAGATAACCGTGCTGACCAAATTGCACGTGTTAAAGAAATTATTCTAGCAAAAGATAAGAAAACTGGTGAAAAGAAAAACAAAATTACTTTTCCTAGAAAGCCAGGCGCAGAATACGATTACGATGCAATTAAGAAACAATATGCAGAACCTCGTACTCCACAAGAAGCAGAAGAACAAAAGAAACTTAAGTTAGCATTATCAATCGATGATTTAGCAGACAGAGTAGACGTTGACACTACTGATGACAATAAGCGTAAAAATAAAGGCCACGACAGAGCGGCTGAATTGTCAATGTTCTTAATGGATATGGGTAACTCGATTCGTTCAGGCAAAGGTCTTACAAAAGAAAAGATTCAAATTACTGGATACTTGAGAAAACTAGCAACACAGAACGAAGCAGTAGAAACTGCAGGTACTCCTGTGAATGAACAGTTTGATAGAATGCTTTCAGAAGCATTTTCTAAGTTCGAAATTCCAGCATAACATACCAAAAAAACCAATAAAATCAGGGATCCTATTAGGGTCCCTTTTTTTTGTGGAAAAAAATACAAAAAACACGTATTTAACGCTTGACTTTGCTCCCGAAGATAAGTATAATAGTAAACATGTTTGAGAGTAAACTGTTTACACTTAGGCTAATAAAACAAAACAAACTAATACAGGCTAATATAGGAGAATAAAATATGGCTACTTTAGCAGAAATCCGTGCAAAACTTCTTGCACAAGATAACAAATCGGCAGATAATGCCAACGCAAATAGAGGCACAGATGCCATCTATCCTTTCTGGAATATGGACACTGATTCTACATCAGTTATTCGTTTTCTTCCGGATTCAGACAATTCAAATACTTTTTTCTGGCGTGAGAGACAAATCATCAAGATGCCTTTTCCAGGTGTCAAAGGGGGTGACGAATCGAAACCAGTAACAGTACAAGTTCCTTGTATTGAAATGTGGGGTGATACATGTCCCGTACATGCAGAAATTCGTCCTTGGTTCAAAGACCCTTCTATGGAAGATATTGGACGTAAGTATTGGAAGAAACGTTCTTACATCTTCCAAGGATTTGTTGTTCAAGATCCAATGAACGAAGCAACTCCAGAAAATCCAATTCGTAGATTCGTAATTGGGCCACAAATCTTCAAACTATTGAAGGCGGCTCTAATGGATCCAGATATGGAAAATCTTCCAACTGACTATGATGCAGGTACAGACTTCCGTCTTACTAAAACGCAAAAAGGTCAGTATGCAGACTATTCAACTTCAAATTGGGCACGTAAAGAGCGTTCTCTAAATGAAGAAGAACGTCAGGCGGTTGAAACTCATGGTCTATATGACTTGGGTGATTTTATGCCGAAGCGTCCTAGTGATGAAGAAGTTCGTATCATTATGGAAATGTTCGAAGCATCAGTTGATGGGCATCTTTATGACCCAGAAAAATGGGGTTCTTACTATAAACCATATGGATTGGATGTAGGCAATACTAAGCCAGCATCATCGGCACCAACTGCATCAGCAGTAACACCGAAGGTTGCGGAGGCTCCAGTAGCACAAACTTCAACTCCAGCTGAAACACCGGCTCCTGTACAAGCAGAAGCAACACCTCAACCAGCAATGGCAGAGGCGAGTGCGCCAGCAAGTGGTGGTCAGGGAACTGATGCCGCTGATATCCTGAAAATGATTAGAAGTCGTAAATCTGATTAATCATTAACAACTAGTGAGGGAGACTTTGTGTCTCCCTCCATATCAAAGGAGTAGAATATGCCAAGAGCATTTGACGTAAGTAAATTTAGAAAAAGTATCACAAAAGCAGTTCCAGGCGTTAGTTCTGGTTTTCGTGACCCTGATACTTGGATCTCAACAGGTAACTACTGTCTAAACAAGTTAATCAGTGGAGACTTTTATAAAGGTATTCCACTAGGAAAAGTAACAGTATTTGCAGGCGAAAGCGGTGCAGGTAAATCATATGTTGCGGCAGGCAACATTGTCAAGGCGGCACAAGACCAAGGTATCTTTGTAGTTCTGATAGACTCAGAAAATGCATTAGATGAGAAATGGCTACATGCATTGCAAGTAGATACTGCCGAAGACAAACTGTTGAAATTAAATGTGGCAATGATTGACGATGTTGCTAAAATTATTAATGACTTTATGAAAGATTACAAGGCGGAGTATGCTGATGCAGAAGACTCAGAACGTCCTAAAGTAATGTTTGTTATTGATAGTTTAGGAATGATGTTGACACCAACTGACGTTGACCAGTTTCAAAAAGGTGATATGAAAGGTGACATGGGTCGTAAACCTAAAGCACTAGCATCACTAGTTCGTAACTCAGTTAATATGTTTGGTGATTACAATGTAGGACTAGTATGTACTAATCACACATATGCATCACAAGATATGTTTGACCCGGATGATAAGATTTCAGGTGGACAAGGGTTTATCTATGCATCAAGTATTGTTGTTGCAATGAAAAAACTTAAACTAAAAGTTGACGCAGACGGTAATAAAACATCACAAGTACACGGTATTCGAGCGGCTTGTAAAGTAATGAAAACACGTTATGCAAAACCATTTGAAAGCGTACAAGTAGAAATTCCATACGAAACAGGTATGAGTCCTTACAGTGGTCTTTTGGATTTCTTTGAAGCAAAAGGTGTACTAGTCAAGCAAGGCAATCGTTTGAAATATATGACTAAAGCAGGCGAAGAAATGATTGAGTTCCGTAAAAACTGGACTGATGAAAAACTTAACGTAGTAATGGAAGAATGGAATGATAGAAATTTTGATGATGAATCAGAAGAACTAGAAGCTCCAGAATTAGATAACATCGAAGTAAACGAGGAAGCATAATGGCTAAATATTTTTCGACCAAGTGCTATGGGCATAACATTGGACTAAGTGCAGTGTTTAGACAGCCCCATGCAGATTCACATTGTAGTTTATTACATGGATATAGTTTATCATTCAAATTTACATTTGGATGTAATGAACTAGATGAACGTAATTGGGTAGTAGATTTTGGTGGATTAAAACCACTAAAGAAATGGCTAGAGGATAGTTTCGACCATAAAGTAGTTTGTGATAGAAATGACCCTCTGTTGTATAAGTTGACTGAATTAGAATCATCTGGTCTAGCAGAACTTACACTATTAGATGGTGTAGGGGTCGAAAAATTTTCAGAACACGCTTGGCGTTTTGCGGATAAACTCGTAAGAGAATCTTCAAATGGTAGGTGTTTTTGTGTAAGAGTAGAATGTGCGGAACATGGCGCAAATTCGGCAATTTATGAGGCATACATGCCTCATCGTTTATGAGGACCAAATGGCGGCAGTAGAGTTAGAAACAGTATTTGAGTTATGGGAAAAAGTTTTACCTTTTATCCCAGCAAAAGATAAATTAGAAGCGGCAGAAACATTTATTAAAGTGTGCGATGATAGTGGAATCGAACAAAATGAGATAGATGAATTTGCTGAAGGAGACAAGATACTTGAAACGGCGGTAGACAGGTATTTCGAAGAATTTGAAGATGAAGAGGAAGACTGGTAATGGAAAATTGGTATAGTAAGGTAGTTAAGGATTGGGCTAAAATTCCTGATTGCGTTGATTACTTCACCAATGAATTATCGGATGCACGTTCAGAAGTAAGAATTTATGGCAATGTGGAGAAAAATGCTACACATTTGCCATCTTACGTTGAATTGCGTTTTGCTCAATTACAAGAACTTGAAGCAATCCTAGAACATCTAAATATACAGTTACGTAAAAAACGTAGTGAATATTTACGAAAATATTTAGAGAACTACAACAAGGCACTTAGTTCCCGTGATGCAGAAAAGTATGCAGATGGCGAAGCTGAGGTTGTTGCTATTAGTGAACTAATAAATCAAGTAGCATACACCCGTAATCAGTATTTAGGTATAACAAAAGGTTTTGAGATTAAACACTTTCAGTTAACCAATATAATTAAGTTACGAGTAGCAGGAATGGAAGATGCAGAAATAAACAACAGACATTAATGAACACCGGTAATGAGTAAATACATTACCAGTTAGAGAGATAAAACATGAGCGAAATTAAAGTAATCAAAAGAGACGGCATCCCAGAGCCACTAGACTTAGAAAAAATGCACAAAGTTGTGATGTTTGCATGTGAAGGCATTGCAGGTGTAAGTGCAAGTGAAGTAGAATTAAAATCACATATTCAATTTTTTGATGGTATTACTAGTGTAGAAATACAAGAAACATTGATTAAAGCCGCGGCAGATTTAATATCAGAAGAAACTCCAAACTATCAATGGGTAGCGGGTAATCTTGTGAACTATCATTTGAGAAAAATGGTATATAACAGTTTTGAACCATGGCATATTCGTGATATTATTAAATTAAATACAGAAAAAGGTTTCTATGATCCATCACTACTTGAAGATTATTCAGAAGAAGATTGGGAAGAAATTAATAGTTTTATCAAACACGAAAGAGATTTCAATATTGCATATGTTGGTATGGAACAGTTTCGTGGCAAATACTTAGTTCAAAATAGGGTAACTGGGCACCATTTTGAAACACCGCAGATTACATACGCTCTAATTTCTGCATCTTTATTTGGTAACTATCCAAAAGAAACAAGAATGAAATATGTCAGAGAATACTATGATTCAATTAGTAATTTTGATATCTCTCTGCCTACTCCTGTTATGGCTGGCGTACGTACGCCACAGCGACAGTTTTCATCCTGTGTTCTGATTGAAACAGACGATTCACTAGATTCTATAAATGCTACCTCTAGTGCGGTGGTCAAGTATGTTTCTCAGAAAGCAGGCATAGGTATTGGTGCCGGTAGCATCCGTGCTATAAATTCACCAATACGAAATGGAGATGCAAGTCATACAGGAGTTATTCCTTTTTATAAATTATTTCAAGCAAGTGTAAAATCATGTTCGCAAGGCGGCGTCCGTGGCGGAGCGGCAACTTTATATTATCCGTTATGGCATTACGAAGTAGAAGACTTATTAGTATTAAAGAATAACAAAGGCACAGAAGATAATAGAGTACGTCATATGGATTATGGTGTACAATTTAATAAATTAATGTATGAACGTCTAATGAGTGGAGGAGATATTACATTATTCTCTCCATCTGATGTTCCTGGTCTATATGAAGCATTCTTTGATGACCAAGATAAATTTCGTGAATTGTATGAAAAAGCAGAACGTTCTACTAAAATTCGTAAAAGAACAGTTCCTGCATTAGACTTATTTTCAGCATTTATGAATGAACGTAAAAATACAGGTCGTATATATTTGATGAATGTAGACCATGCAAATGAGCATAGTTCATTCATTTCAGATATGGCACCTATACGACAGTCAAACTTATGTTGCGAAATTAATCTACCAACGAAGCCTTTAAAACATTTACATGATGAAGAAGGTGAAATTGCTCTTTGTACTCTTAGTGCGATTAATTGGGGAAATATTAAAACACCAGAAGACTTTGCTAAACCTTGTGAGTTAGCAGTGCGTGGCTTGGATGCTCTATTAGATTATCAAAGATATCCTGTACTTGCGGCTGAAATTTCAACTAATAATAGAAGACCTCTTGGTGTTGGTATTATTAATTTTGCATACTGGTTAGCTAAGAATGATACAAACTATTCTGACCCTGATTTAAAACTTGTTGATGAATGGGCAGAAGCGTGGTCGTATCATCTTATCAAAGCATCTAATACTTTAGCACAAGAATACAATGCATGTCCGTTATCATCACAAACTAAGTACGGAAACGGAATTTTGCCAATTGATACATATAAACCTGAGGTTGATGAATTAGTAAAAAGAAAATATACACAAGACTGGAAAGGTCTAAGAAAAGATTTAAAAAAACACGGCATTCGTAACTCAACACTGATGGCACTTATGCCTGCTGAAACGTCTGCACAAATATCAAATTCAACTAATGGTATAGAACCACCGAGAAGTATGGTTAGTGTTAAGCAGTCCAAACATGGTGTGTTAAAGCAAGTTGTACCCGGTATTCACAAGTTAAAAAACAAGTATGAGTTGTTATGGGACCAAGAGTCGCCAGAGGGATATCTAAAAATTATGGCTGTATTACAAAAATATATTGACCAAGGTATATCAGTTAATACTTCATACAACCCTATATTCTTTGAAGATGAAAAGATACCAATGTCAGTGATGTTGCAACATCTTATTATGTTCTACAAATACGGTGGTAAACAACTTTATTACT